AAGGTCACTTTCCCGGGTAACAGACGGCACAACAGGCTTCGGTAATCTCAGTGCCTTACGGGCTGCACTTTCCGGTAAGGCATCCGCCAGATCATTACGAATCAGCCACCAGCACAGTTCCGGCATTGTCACAACATGACTGTCATCAAAACCGAGATCCCGACGCACAACAGACAACACCCAGCGGGCACAGTTATCCGTTGCCATTGATTCCAGCCGTTCCGTGAACTGATCGCGCAGCTGGTTATCGCAGTGCCAGCACAGACGGATTGCGCCCGGAGCGTGTCGCATTGCTGTCATGTTCTCGCTGTGCCAGTCGGAATGAGGCCACTGGCAGCCTTTTTCACGAAGTAACCAGCTTTCAAGACATTCCACGCCACCAGCACGACGGATCACTGCCTCATTGCGGAACACGGCCCGAACGGCAGGATCATCCGCCAGCGGTTGTGATGCCGCCGGAACGGCACCACTGGCGAAAGATGAATAACGTTCCGGCTCAGGCTCCAGCAGGACACGCCCCTGCATAAACAAGGGCATCAGCTCTGAACCTGGTCTGAACAATACGATCCCCATACGCGGGGCAATTTCAGGGGTCAGTAGTGCTCTCACGGTCACCTCAATGAACGGTATCGAGCAGCTTTAACAGCTCAGGGAATCGGGATTCGAAGAAATGCGGCTGCGTCTCGCGCGGATTTGCAGGACTGGTGATGTTCTTGCCGAACATGCAGCCTTTCGCGGTCAGCGACCAGAATTTTTTGATGTTGTTAATCGCGGTACGACTGTATCGTTCGCGTTGTTCAACGATCCCCAGCTTCGCCATCTGGTGATATGCCTGATTAGCCGTCAGGCGGATACCATACTGCTTCAGCAGTGCACTCAGCGACAGCGTGGGGCGACTTGAGCCATCGTGTGCATCAGCAGGAGCATCAATGGCATAGCGCGGTGCCAGATTCGGTAAGCCAACAGCCTCCTGGAGTTTCTGGCAGGCACCAAGCACTGAAGAGTTAGACAGGTTTAATTCCCGGCGCATAAAGTCCAGCAGAATCACACCAGCCTGCATCTTGTCAGCAGCCTGTCCGGATAATTTTTCCGGTGCGCTGGTTACCATGTCGAAAGTACGGATCACCTTCAGATGGAATGACGGGCTGATCCACATTGCATAGGCATACACCAGTTCTTTGCAGACATACGTCCCCTGGTTATTTCCGCCACGAATAACGTTAACTGGCTCTATATTGACCGAGTTGCAAATCTGCAACTCGCTTATTAAACGCTCAGTTTGCTCATTGCGGAGCCAGAATGCAGGCTTATGCTTATCCAGAGAACCAGCAGCCCTGTGCAGATCGTTCAGGCTGTAACGCCCATAAGCATCACGACGAACTTCAATACCATCAATAACCATCAGATTATTCATACTTCGTTTCTCCTCTTAATCAGGCGGCTGCACCCGCCGTTTTCTCGTACTTACTGATAGTGATCTCGACCTTCCCTTCCGGGATAACCGGTCCCCACTCCACCAGCATTCTTTTCACCTGACTGTCGTCTTCCCACACACCCGCGTGGGTCAGGGCGTCAAACAGCGCCTTGTTATAGTTGTCCAGATCGCGGATCCGGTTATCCGGAGGAAACAACACGATCTCCACTGAAGCAGGTGCCGACGTTGGTTTTGGCAAACGACGTAACTGCTCAACTATTGCTGCACACGCCGCGCTCTGGAATTTGCGCCCCGCCGCGCTTATCAGGCTCTTACCAGCAAACGCCCCTTTGTTGGGGTGTCGCCAGTACGTGTTCACGCTGGGCGGAAAAGGCAGGATCAGCTTCATGCCACCATCTCCCTGACCAGTTTTTCTGCCTGCTGGCGAACCTGCGCCAGAAAGGCCTCACCACATGCCTCAAGTTCATCGCGCCCGATGTAGCTGATTGCCGGTCCCTTCCAGGTCTTGTCAAAAACAGCAATAGCACCAGCGAAGAAAGCGCCTGTCGGCACCTGCTTCTCATCTTTCGGGATAAACCAGGCAGGCAGTTCAAAACCAATACGCCCGCGAATAAAAGCAATATGGTCCGCATCTTCCGGCCACCACACTTCGCTGGTGGCAGCTTTGATCAGGAAAACATAGCGCCCGCCCTTATCACGCATGGCACTGGCATGTTTCATGATGTAACGCATGCCGGTGATGTATTGCCCCTCATGCTGACTGGCGCGACTGTATGGGGGATTGCCAAAGGCAGCACCTTTAAGCTCCGCAAGGCGTTCTGACCAGTCATGCGCCAGCGCGTTGTCTTCCGCCGTGTAATACGCGGCACATTTGGCGTTATCACCGTCAGTGAACAGATCCAGAACAAACGGGCCAAACAAGGTGTTAATTCCCCAGAAAATGCTGTCCGGCGTGCGCCACTGATCGCCCACCTCCTTCAGTTCATGGGATGGTTTGTTCCGCAGCTCCACCAGCGCCTGACAATATTTATTACTCATTAAGCCCCCACGTAAAAAGCATCCGCAATGTCTCCGGAAGTACACCCCGGATGGGCTTCAATGAATTTCTGAACTTCATTCAAAAGACTCATGATCACCCCCTGAATCCTGCCGGGATCTGGCTGTAGTCCACGTTGTTGTAACTGGCTTTGAAGTACGGATCTTCGCGTTTTTCTGTGTACGTGCTGACGGACGGCGATAAGCGCAGGGAAAGCTCATCCCATTTTTCCCGCAGCTTCGACGGGCTGAGCACGTTACGGCACCAGAACGGATCGCGGCTGACGCGGCTGTACATCTCGCAGATTTGTTTGTGAGTACGACCATCCTGCACACACATCAGGCGAATTTCGTTTGCCCAGGCTGTCCAGTTCGGTTCTTTGGGACGAACCACCTCGCCGTCACATTCGGCGGCCTGCTCGTACAGGGCGATGATTTTTTTCCAGAGCCACTGTGCGCAGGTCAAATCATCCTGCGTTCCCCACTGGCGCTTTTTAGGGCTGAATACAACCGCATCAGGATGGTGATTTAAAAACTCCTGTTCAGCCTTCTGCGTGTCCGGTTGCGAAGCGTCCGGACGAGAAGTTTTTTTATCTGACGGATCATGTTTTGATTTTACTGACGGATCCCCGCCAGATTCTGACGGGTGAAAACCCGCTTTTTTGCCAGATTTCGACGCATCAAATTTTGACGGGTCAGATTTTGATGCGTCAGATTTTGACGGGTCAGAATCTGACAGTTGAGAAAAAGCCGCAGCCTGAAGCTTCGCAACGTTAAGCTGATAAACATTCGACGCATTGCGGTTACCCTGGCGACGCGCCTTACGCGTTAACCAGCCTTCTGCTTCCAGCCGTGCGATAGCCGTTCTGACGGTACTCATCCCCGCGCCAATCTGACGGGCAATGGTTTCAATTGATGGCCAGCACACACCTTCGTCATTACTGAAATCAGCCAGGCGGGCCATAATTGCCACGCTGGATAATTTCATGCCTGACGCTGCGCAACCATCCCATACATAGCCGGTTAATTTAGTGCTCATGACCGACCTCTATTTCCCTGAATTTACGACGAAACTGTTCGAGCGGGCTGAAGCACTCATGCTCATAGCCTTCACGGAGGTAGATAACCCGTTGTGTTTCCGGCTCCCAACGAATGACTCTGACGGGTACTCCGTAGTGATCTTTGAACCAGCGGTTAACTTGTCGCAAAGGACTGTCTCCTTCTGCCGGTTGAAATCACCCACAGCCCACTCAGCAAAGCTGTGGGTTACAATTTCCCTGTCACCTGGTACATTTACTGCATAGCAATACTCCACCTTCGCTTTTCCACCCGGTACAGGAAGCGCAATCAGTTGCGAGCGACGGTAGTGTGTTGTTAAACTGTTCATGCGTTAGTTTCTCCACAGTCACGACACGCCACGGCGCCCGGAGCTGCACACTCGCGGGCGTCACTACTTTCTGAAACGCAAAAGATTTTGTAGACCAGTGCTGCATGCTCCTGCAGCTTCGAAATTGAGAGGTACAGCTCATCGTTAATTGCTGTCTTCTCATGCGGTTCCACTACACCATCTTCAATTGCTGAACGAATCTGTTTTGAATAACTGCCGATCTGTTCAATGACCTCCAGCAGGCGTTGGTTGATATCGGCGTTGTCCACATCCTCGATGTCAGGAAGAGACACAAAGACGCCATTTGCAGACTGCGCCACAGCATCAGCAATGAAGTGAGTGCCACCAGCACGCTGTAAAACCATTGCCCATCCCAGCGGGAAAATCTGATCGCCATCTGCACGAAGGCGGTTGAATAAAGCGTTTTCTGTTACATCGAGCCAGTCAGCCGCTTCAGCGTAACCCCCCGGCAACGCCGCGATAGTTTTTCTGACAGCTTTCACGTACCACTCAGGCTGTTTTTCTATTTTCCAGTGATGCTTACCCACGATTAGCCTCATCGTTCTGTGGTTAAAAATTGAAAGTGTTCTGCTAATCTTTCGGATAGATATCCGGTCTTAAGTCAGATTTCGTAATTGCACCTGACGTGCATTGCTCAAGTTTTTTAGCCAGCACAAAACTGGCTTTTTTATAGCCATTGAAAACCAGCCGTAAGTAGCCAGGTGTTGAGCCAACTTTTCCGGCCAACTCGCCCTGCTGTTCTTTGGTTAAAGAGTCCCAATACGCTTTCATACAATATGTACCTCCGGTGTACATATTACATGATTGAAATGAACCTTCAAGATACTTGTACCTTAACGGTACAAGGGTTTTAATTTCGTTATGAAAACAATCCATGACATCCGGCGGTCTAACGCCAGAAAACTGAGAGATGGTGTTGGCGGGAATTCTTCCTTTGCCACTATGATTGATCGCGAGCCAACCCAGACCAGCAGGTTTATGGGAGATGGTGCTACTAAAAATATCGGTGACAGCATGGCACGACACATCGAAAAATGTTTCGACCTACCTGTCGGATGGCTCGATCAAGAACACCAGACAACGAACATCACAAAAAAACCTGATGTTTCAATCACTAATAAACAAATCACATTAGTCCCTGTCATATCATGGGTACAGGCCGGAGCATGGAAAGAAGTTGGATATTCTGAGGTTGATTTGAGCACAGCAGAAACGTATCCCTGCCCTGTACCCTGTGGGGAAATGACTTATATCTTGCGGGTGATAGGTGATTCAATGATTGATGAGTACCGCCCGGGAGACATGATTTTTGTCGATCCTGAAGTACCTGCCTGCCACGGTGACGACGTTATTGCATTGATGCACGATACAGGTGAAACCACCTTCAAAAGGTTAATAGAAGATGGGACACAACGTTATCTCAAAGCGTTAAACCCAAACTGGCCTGAGCCTTACATTAAGATCAACGGTAATTGCTCTATAATTGGTACAGTGATTTTCTCAGGAAAACCAAGAAGATACAAAATCAAAGCCTAATCAATGTTTATGAACCTGCTTCGGCAGGTTTTTTTATACTTGACAATGTACCTTTGAGATACATAATGTACCCAATAGAAACAACGAACAGGCAGGACGCCCACGAAGTAGCCGCCTGGGGCATATGAAGTCCAGGATGATTCGTTAGCAACAAAAAAGCGCCCTACAGGACGCTTAGCTCTTTAACAATCTGGTCCCCATCAACAAGTAACTGATAACTTGAGGAGATGTGAAATGCACAAAACAGAACCCAAAATCGTCGCGCCTGGCTACACAGATGAGGAAATTTATGAGTGGATGACAAAGAAGCTGGCAGCTATAAACCAGCTTCGTGAAGTGCTGTCTTATCGACAGGAAACAATAGACTCCTTAAAAAAACTGGATCAGGAAATCACGGTTTTATCACAGAATGTTACTTTAGATATTGTGCAGACAAATTAGGATCCCATTCATTTTCGTCAAAATCATCAAAGTGATGAATTTGTGATCTCCAGTCTCGATAATCTAAAAATTTCTGGGCGGTTACGCTTATTTTATCAAGTGTGAGTTCATCCTGAATTGAAAGAAGAAGTTCATCAAATTTCATCTCATTAATCTGTTTTGGCATCCAGTGATGCTTCATCAGAATAAGGTGAACCAGAGCCTTTTTCCCATTCAACTGATTATAGGGAGTGCCGAATTTCTTCCGGTGCTCATGTAAGACAAGGTCCAAAAGAGTAAGTAATGTTGCCCTTGATTCAACTTTGCTTATTTCGACTGATGACACTACCCCACTGATTTCAATGCCCCGATACTTTCCAACATTTTCACAGTGGGATTTGTACAGCGTATAGATATTACCGGACATTTCTTTTCCTTTTGCGTTGTTGGGGATAACCAGATTAACCGAATCCTTGTTGTTGGGGAATAACTAGGTCCACCTCGCCTGATGTGGCTAAAAGCAGGCACATAACAGCTAAGTATTTTCAACCAGAGAGAATCCTTAGCGTTGTGGTGAATGCGGCTCAGCGCACGCGGGTTAAGGTTGAGGCTGACAGTCGACCTTCTGTGGATACCCACCCGCCTGGTGTGCAACCTTCGCCAGGCACCGGGAGGCACCCGGCACCACAACTTTATGCTGTGTGTAGTCTTGGCGGTACCAGCTTATACCCTTGCTTCCAGCTGGTACCGCTCTTTTTACAAAACAGAGAAGAGCATCACCGGACGACGGGCTCATAACCCAATCCATCCGGGCGGCTGCCACCGCAGGTGTTCTTCTCTGTTTTGTGGAGAAACCAACCGACCTTGCAGGGTCGATATGATGAGGAACAGCAAAATGGCTAGCGAACGCAGTACTGATGTGCAGGCATTTATCGGGGAGCTGGACGGCGGCGTATTTGAAACCAAAATCGGCGCAGTTCTCAGTGAAGTCGCTTCCGGTGTGATGAACACGAAAACCAAAGGGAAGGTCTCACTCAACCTGGAAATCGAACCATTTGATGAGAACCGTGTGAAAATCAAACACAAACTCTCATATATTCGCCCGACTAACCGCGGGAAAATTTCCGAAGAAGACACCACCGAAACGCCGATGTATGTCAATCGCGGTGGTCGCCTGACAATTCTGCAGGAAGACCAGGGACAATTACTGACTCTTGCCGGTGAACCTGACGGAAAACTCCGCGCAGCAGGTCATTAATATCGTTCTTAATTAACTGATTATTTATCTCATCACTGAATATCTTTATATAGTGAGGACTTATTATGTCTCAGAACTTAGACGCAACCGCAATTAATCAAATCCATGCTCTTATTTCTGCTCAGGGTGTTAATGAAATTATCAGTAAGATTGGTGCCGATGCTGTGGCATTGCCTGAGAATTTCCGCATTCATGATCTGGAAAAATTTAATTTAAATCGCTTCCGTTTCCGTGGTGCGCTTTCCACTGCCAGCATCGATGACTTTACCCGTTATTCTAAAGATCTTGCAGATGAAGGCACCCGCTGCTTTATCGATGCTGATAATATGCGTGCCGTCAGTGTGCTTAACCTGGGTACTATTGATGAACCAGGTCACGCAGATAACACCGCCACTCTCAAACTGAAAAAGACAGCACCGTTCTCTGCACTGTTGTCTGTTAACAGCGAGCGTAACTCCCAGAAGTCACTGGCAGAATGGATTGAAGACTGGGCCGACTACCTTGTGGGTTTTGATGCTAATGGTGACGCTATCCAGGCAACAAAATCGGCTGCGGCTGTCCGTAAAATCACGATTGAAGCAAACCAGACCGCTGATTTTGAAGATAATGACTTCAGCGGCAAAGGCTCCCTGATGGAGTCTGTCGAAGCGAAGACCAAAGACATTATGCCAGTGGCATTTGAATTTAAATGCGTTCCGTTTGAAGGTCTGAAAGAACGTTCTTTTAAATTACGCCTCAGCATTATCACTGGCGATCGTCCTGTACTTGTTCTGCGCATTATTCAGCTGGAGGCTGTGCAGGAAGAAATGGCTAACGAATTTCGCGATCTGCTTGTTGAGAAATTCAAAGACAGCAAAGTAGAAACCTTTATTGGTACTTTCACCGCCTGATTTGATTACTGCAAATGCCCCTGCGGGGGCATTTATGGAAACGTAATTAACTCAATAATCGCCGGATGGTGAGGGCTTCCTTTTACCAGAATTCAGTGCGGTGCAGCGCAAATAACGTGGAGAACAAAATGTCATTTATTAAAACTTTTTCTGGGAAGCATTTTTATTATGACAGGATAAATAAAGACGACATCGTGATTAACGATATCGCGGTTTCCCTTTCAAATATCTGTCGCTTTGCAGGACATCTTTCACACTTCTACAGCGTCGCCCAGCATGCGGTGCTTTGCAGCCAGCTGGTACCGCAGGAATTTGCTTTTGAAGCGTTAATGCATGATGCAACAGAAGCGTATTGCCAGGACATCCCGGCTCCACTGAAACGCCTTCTTCCTGATTATAAACGGATGGAAGAAAAAATAGACGCCGTAATCCGTGAGAAATACGGGTTACCCCCGGTTATGAGCACACCTGTGAAATATGCCGATCTCATCATGCTGGCAACCGAACGCCGCGATCTCGGACTTGATGATGGCTCTTTCTGGCCTGTACTGGAAGGCATCCCGGCAACAGAGATGTTCAAAGTTATTCCACTGGCTCCGAGCCATGCCTACGGGATGTTTATGGAGCGCTTTAACGAGTTATCGGAGTTACGCACATGCGCATGAGTCTTTCAACCGAACAATCACTGGAGGGGCAGCAATGAACAACTTAATGACAACAAAACAAGTCGCCGAATTCTGTGGCGTTTCAATATCGACGGTGCTTCGCTGGAACAGCGTAAACAGGAGGACTGGCCAGAAATACAGACCAGATTTTCCAGATCCTGATATTAAATCCTGCCCAAATAAATGGGCATCACGCAAGATATATAGGTTTGCTGGAGTAATAGAGTAACAAACATTAGCTCAAATGAGAGCTGGCACAGATATGGCACAGACCAAACAAATCTGACTGTCTGCTCTGTGCCAGGAGCAGCCATTGCTAAGTCCATCCTGTATTGTGCAGGTCAGCTCGTTTTTAAAGAGTCCGGCCATCATCTTACTGGTACAGACACCATATACTTTGTGACGGTCAGGCTACATATGCACAACTCAACTTATTCATCTATTTTTTGCTTTAGCATGTCAGTGTTGCTTTCTCGTCGGCGGGTGAGCGGTGACCTGACCTGTCGATAAAGGAACGTAGCACGTTTTATGCAACACCCGCATGCGGCAGAAAATTATTGCCGAACGTTTACCCCTGTCAACAAGCTTTACTTTTTGAGGCGCGCCAGCCCGCGAGGAAAACAATCTGAACATCAAATAATTAATGACACAAGAAATACGATTAAAGATTTTTTTGTGCATGCCGATAGTGCTTTTTTAAAAGGAGAAATCTATGTCTGTCACAATTCAGGGGAATACCTCAACCGTTATTTCAAACAACTCCGCCCCGGAAGGAACATCAGAAATAGCCAAAATCACAAGACAAATTCAGGTGCTGACTGAAAAGCTTGGGAAAATCTCATCGGAAGAGGGGATGACGACACAGCAGAAAAAAGAAATGGCTGCATTGGTACAGAAGCAAATTGAAAGCCTCAGGGCTCAACTGGAGCAGTTGTTAAGGCAGCAGGCAGAGAAAAAGAATAAAGACGCGACAGTTCAGCCTGATAAAAAAGAAGAGAAAAAAGACGATACAAATACCGCTGGCACCATTGATATTTACGTCTAAGTGACAGCCGTATTGTGGCCCTCATCGGGCCACTTTTCGCCATCAGCCTTTTCTTTAAAGACATATTATCTTTGTATCATTTCTGATAGTTAACATTACAAGATATAAGTAATGGACGCACTCCCAATT